AGGGAACCGTCCGCGCAGAGGCCGTTAGAGAGCAAGACCTTGATTGTTGGGCCACAGAATGAGGTCACGCTAAACGATATGTGGCAGGTTCACGAGCGTAGCGTCTCAAGGAGGGCGCGAATATGAGTAATCCGGTTACAGAAAGCCAGAACTTTAAGAACATCACTTCTACGACAACTGTGCGTACGGGAACGGGCGGGTTGCTCGGAATTTTCGTTGCCAGCGCATCGTCAAGCCCGACAATCAAGATTCAAGATGGCTCAAACACTCTGGTCAACACTTTCACTCCAGTTTCGGCAACCTTTTATCCCATGCCGGGATGTTTTGTTACCTCGCTTGTAGTGACCATTGGCGGCACGGTTGATTGCACGGTATTTTGGTCATAAAGCCATGCTTGCCACTTGGGGTTGCACTACATTTCCGAAGCCGACGATAGACCTTCAGTTTGCGGGTGCAACAAGTTTAGATAACCGCATCACCTTCACCCGCGCAACCACGGCGACCTATTTCAACTCGTCTGGCGTACTGTCTACGGCGGCTTCTGGCGAGGCCCGCTTTGACTACAACCCCACTACGCTTGCGCCGCTCGGCTTGCTCATTGAGGAAGCGCGGACGAATAGTCTTTTGCAATCGCAAAACTTTACAACAACTTGGTCGGCGGGAAACGTAACTGTCACGGCTAACACAACGACCGCGCCAGATGGGACAAGTACGGCAGAAACATTTGACGACGATGTAGCCAATGGGGGTCACGATGTTGGTCAAAGCATTGTGACGACGACGGGAACAACTTATACATTGTCGGCGTTCCTGAAAAACGGAAATCGACAGTACGCAATTCTTGCTTGTTCTGGGTCAGCAAACTCTTATGCGTCTGCCAAGTTTGATTTGTCTGCTGGCACATTAGGGTCAACCGTTGCTTCCGGTGCTGGTTGGTCTTTTATATCTTCTAGCATTACATCAGTAGGTAGTGGTTGGTATCGCTGCACAATAACTTTTGTTGTTGGCACTACGACTGGAAACGTCGCCAGAATTGGCATGGCGACTGACGGCACGACATTTACTGCGTCACAACGTGGACTAGAAGTTTATACTGGAAGTGATAAGACAATTTTTGTCTGGGGCGCTCAATTCGAAGCCGGTGCCTTCCCCACCTCCTACATCCCCACGACGACCACCGCCCTCACGCGCAACGCAGATGTAGCGACTATGACGGGGACTAACTTCTCGTCGTGGTACAACGCGGCGGAGGGGACGGTTTTTGTCTCGGCGCAATTTACAGAAAGCGTGGCGCTTAAAACTATCTATGAAATTAACGACAACACAACAACTAACCATATACGCGCAACTGTTAATGCGAGCGTTACCACTCCAATTTTTCAAGTAAGCAATGTCACCGCGCAGGCGGCAATCACTCTTGGCAGTGCTGCGCTAAATGTGTTTTTGATGACGAACGCTTACAAAGTTGACGATTTTTCGGCGGCATTGGGAGGAACGCTGGGAACACCCGATACCTCGGGGTCGCTGCCAACGGTTACTCAATTAACGATTGGCCGACGCATTACCGACAGATACTTAAACGGCTACATCCAACGCATCGCCTACTACCCCGTCCGCCTCGCCAACACCACCTTACAGGCACTCACGGCATGAGCGACTACTACCTCCGCGCAACCACCGCCGCAGCCCTCTACAGCGCACTAGAGGCGGCAGGGGTCGTGACCCAAGGCGAGGACGGCTGGCACGTCACAGACGGCCACAGGTACGCCCTCGATGTCATCGGCACGGTCTACAAGCCCACGGGCGAGGTCATCGAAGAGGACGGCGTAGCGGCTCCGGTGATGAAGGCGGTGCCGGGGTTCCACGCTAATTTGCGTGTTATAAATGCAAACAATTTTGATGCTAATATGCTTAACAAAATAGCAATTAATGCGCCTACTAATCCAGCAAGAGGTTGGGCATGAATAGAAAAGCAGGTTTGTATGCTAATATACTTGCTAAACAGCAACGCATTGCTGCGGGTAGCGGCGAGAGGATGCGTAAGCCGGGGACAGAGGGTGCGCCGACTGCAAAGGCGTTCCGTGAGTCTGCGAAGACTGCTAAACCAGAGAAAAAGGGTTACTGATGAGCGCAGCGTGGCAGCGTAAGGAAGGCAAGAACCCGAAGGGTGGCCTCAACGCCGCTGGTCGCGCATCGTACAAGCGTGAGACGGGCGGCACCCTCAAGCCCCCGGTAAAGGGCGGCGACAATCCTCGCCGCGCTAGTTTCCTCGCACGCATGGGGAACATGGCTGGGCCGATGGAGAAGAACGGCAAGCCTACACGCCTCGCCCTTGCGCTGCGTGCTTGGGGTGCGTCGAGCAAGGAAGATGCCAAGGCGAAGGCCAGAGCCATCTCTGCGCGAAACAAGAAGGACTAACAGATGGACGAGCGCGTTAGCCGAGAACTTGAGAAGTACCTGCGGGTCATCGGCACCTACGAGAATGAGTTTGCCAAGTGGCAAGCGCGGGTAAAGAAACTCGTCAAGCGTTACCGCGACGACACCAGAGGTTCGGGCGGCAACGAAACCGCCAAGTTCAACATCCTGTGGTCGAATGTCCAAACGCTCATCCCTGCCGTCTACGCCAAACTGCCGAAGGCTGATGTAAGCAGACGCTTCGGCGACAACGACCCCGTTGGGCGTGTCGCTGCACAATTGGTCGAACGCGCCATCGACTTTGAGATTGAGCATTACCCCGATTTCCGCTCGACCATGAAATACGATGTCGAGGACAGGTTCCTCGGCGGTCGAGGCACGGCATGGGTGCGGTACGAGCCTCATGTTGCCCCCATTGGCGTAGAGGACGATGGCGTATCCATCACCTCTGCCATCGAACAGGGCGAGGGCGCACCGCCGCCGCTTGAAGAGATTGAGTACGAACGCGCCCCGGTCGATTATGTCCATTGGAAGGACTTTGGACACTCACAGGGCCGCACTTGGGAAGAGGTGGGTCAGGTATGGCGCTGGGTCTATATGACCCGTGAGGCGCTTGTAGAGCGTTTCGGCGAGGAAATGGCGCGTCAGATACCGACCGACCAAGGCCCGGAGACGCTCAACGCCTACCGCGACAGCAAGCGTCAGTACAACCTCGCCAAAATCTGCGAACTTTGGGACAAGGAGACGCTGAAGGTCTACTGGTTGTCAAAGGGTATGTCGCACTTCATTGATGTGCGTGACGACCCGCTCAACTTCGAGGGGTTCTTCCCCTGCCCGAAGCCGCTCTACGCCACGACGACCTCGGACAACCTTGTGCCTGTCCCCGACTTCGTGTTGTACCAAGACCAAGCGATGGAGTTGGACATCCTCTCTGACCGCATTGATGGTCTGGTCAAGGCGCTGCGTGTGCGCGGCGTGTACGATGCCAGCCAACCGGCGTTGCAGCGTCTGATGACCGAGGGCGACAACAATGCCCTCATCCCGGTAGACAAGTGGGCGGCGTTTAGCGAGAAGGGCGGCTTGAAGGGCAGCGTTGACCTGCTGCCGCTCGACACCATCGCGCAGGCGCTCATCCAATGCTATCAAGCACGCGCTGACATCAAGGGCCAGATATACGAAATCACGGGCATCAGCGACATCATCCGTGGTCAATCTGCGGCCTCAGAGACGGCGACGGCGCAGCAAATCAAGGGTCAGTACGCTGGCCTGCGGTTGCGGTCGATGCAGGAAGATGTGGCGCTCTTTGCAACCGAGGTCATCAGGCTTAAGGCGCAGGTGATGTGTATGCGGTACCAGCCGCAGACCATCCTCGCCTACTCTGCCGCAGAGCAGATGTCGGACGCTGACAAGGCGCTTATCCCGCAGGCGTTGCAACTCATCCGCGAAAAGCCGTTGCGTAACTTCCGCATCGACATCGCCGCTGACAGTCTTGTGCAGATTGACGAGGCGCAAGAAAAGCAGGACAGGCTCCAGTTTATGCAAGCCTTCGGCGGTTTCTTGCAGCAGGCGTTGCCGGTTGGTCAAGCCTCGCCGGAACTTGTCCCGGTGATGATGGACTTGCTCAAGTACGGCGTGCAGGCGTTCAAGGCGGCGCGTTCGCTTGAGGGTACGATTGACGCTGCAACGGAGCAGTTGAAGCAGATGGCAGCGCAGCCGCGTGAGAACCCTGCCGCGCAACAGGCGCAGATGGAGGCGCAGGCAGAGCAAGCAAAAGCGCAGGCTGATATGCAGATGGAGTCGCAAAAGGTTCAAATGCAAGGGCAGTTAGAG